GTACTGCACGCCATCAATTTCAACGTAGGCAGGCGCAGGCGGCGCGGTCACGACGGCAATCCAGTTGTCCACCCGTTCTTGCTTCATGGCTTCAATGGTGGCCTCATCAGGCACCGCATCATCTTCAAAATACAAGGCATCGCAAAACTTGCCGTGTGCGGTATCAACGCAAAAATCAATTTTCATGGCGGTTCCTTATGCTTGTGTCGTCACTGCAATAACATCCCAGCGGGTGTTGTTGGCGTTGTAGATGCAGCCAACATAGGTTGTCTTGTTGGCCACAGTAGTGGTTGGAAGCGTGACGCCTATGGCTGTGTACGTCGCGTTCCAAGTCAGCGCCCGTGCAGTTCCGTTATCCAACAGCCGGAAGATTAGCGTGTTGCCGTTTACTGGCGTTCCTGTTGGGGCGTTGATCGTGAGCGCTGCTGCAAGTGCCGTGTAGGCATACTGATCCGCTGTGGCTATGTCCGGTGTTAGCGAGGAAGCAGACGCAGCAGAAACAACGCGGGGGTCAATACGTTTGTTTGTCAGGGTGGCAACGCCGTTCGCCGTAATGATGCCTGTGACAGTGTTTACTGCAACGCCAAGGGCTGTGAGCACCCCAGCGCCAGTGGTGGTGGCGAACGGCGCGGTACCTGCTCCGCCGCCAACAACCAGTGAGTTTGCGGAAAGTACACCAGAGGTCGCCCATGTAGTACCGCTGGAGAAGTACGGGATGCCTCCAGACGTTCCCGCAATCGTAAAAGCTGGGGTTGTGGTGGCAGTTGCGATAGAAACGATGCCGCCAGTCCAGCTTACGCTTGTTACTGAACCACCACCACTGCCCGCGCCAATCGCCGTGCGAAAGTCGGCAGCGTTCAGGGCAGACACCGTGTTGTCAGCGTTGAAACGTGGGAACGTCACGGCACTCGGGTTGGTGACAGTGAAGAGGTTTGCACCCAGCGTTGTAGCGCCAAGGTTTGTCCGCGCTGCGGGGGCCGCTGTAGCCCCTGTGCCGCCGTTGGCGACAGCCACCGTTCCGGTGACGTTTGCCGCAGTCCCCGTCGTGTTTTGGTTCAGCGTAGGAACGTCCGCAGCCTGAATTGCTGACATTACCACGTTTGTGCCATTGCCTCGCAGATACTGCCCAGATGTAACCGCTTGTGCAACACGGTTCATTTCAGCTTGGGCCGTAGTATTACCAGTGCCGCCGTTGGCTACGGGAAGCGTTCCCGTTACGCCGGTAGTAAGGGGCAAGCCCGTGGCGTTGGTCAGCACCCCAGAAGCAGGGGTACCCAGAGCGGGGGTGACCAGCGTTGGGCTTGTGGACATGACCACGTTGCCAGTGCCTGTGATGGCATTGGACACAAGAACCTTGGAACCGTTTGTAAATACCGCCTGTGAGGCGGTCAAGGCTGTCATGACAGGGGCAGCATTGACGGTTACTACGCCGGTACTGTTTGCAATCGAAATTGCAGTTGTGCCGTCCTTGGCCTTGATGTTTGTTACTTCAAGGTTGGTCGTGTCAATCGTAGTGACGTTCAGTGTGGCGATTGTTGCCGTCCCGTCAATATACAAGTCTCTCCACGAGTTAGCAGCGGAACCCAGATCGCGGGCGTTGTCAGTCGATGGTAGCAAGTCAGTGTTGAACCGACCCGTGGCGGTAATGGTGTCCGATGTGGCGTTACCCAGTGTGGTGTTGCCGTTGATCGTAGCGTTGCCGTCCACGGTCAGGTTGCCAGTAACTCGACCATCAACAATGGTTGTCACGCAAGCGTTGACGTTGGTGCCGTCACAGAACAAGAATGCGGTGTTGCCAGCAGTGACTGCAATGCCGACACCCGCAGCAGTTGTCAATGTGACGGTAAAGGCCGTGGTGTTTTGCAGCACGTAGAGCTTGGATGCGGCAGGGCAGACGATAGTACCCGCGCCCGTAAGGGCCGTACCACCGGCACCCGTGGCTGCGACCAGCATCGCACAGCGGGATTCGGACGACACGCCGTTGGCCGTGGTTAGCGTGTGGGAGTTGGCTGTCCAAGTGTTGATCGTCGAGAGGCCTGCAATAGCTTGTTCAACCATTGAAGTGATGTTGTCGTTAACGACATCGCCCCACGAGCCAGAGAGTTCGCCAGTGACGGGAAGTGCCAGTTTCAGCGTTGGTGTGTATTGTGTGGTCATCTGTTTACCCTCTTATGTGACAACTTGTTGCCAGCCCGCATTTTGCGTATCACCCACAGCAGTCCATGCGGACACTTGAGCATCGTCGATATTTTGCCAGTTTGCTGACTGCCCGTCATCTATCTGGCCCCAAACATTTACTTGCCCTATTACGCCCGTGGCAAAAACCCCGGTTGCAATAATCGCCGCGTTCCCAACGACACTCACAGTCCCAAGCTCTATCGTGCCAGAAACGCCGGTAACCGAGATTGCAATCGCCAGTGAGATTGAAACATTGCCAACCGTGCCGGTGGCTTCAAGGCCCGAGGGGAATACATCGGCTGCGCCGGTAACAGTAGTTGTGCCTACTGCACCTGTAGCAAAGACCCCAGAAGGGAATACGACCGCGCCCGATACAACGGTGGTGGTACCCACCTCACCTGTCGCTCCAACGCCCGTGGGGGAGACGGTAGCCTCGGCCAGCACTACTACCGTACCAACTTGCCCCGTGACTTCTACCCCGGAAGGGTAAACAGTTAAGTCGCCGACAACTGTGCCTATTTGGCCTGTGGCGGTAACGCCAGAAAGAGAGACGGTCGCCGCTACTACAGCCGCAACTGTGCCGACCTCGCCAGTAGCAGTTACATCTGAGTGGCCGACACCCCACCCTTGGGAGCCCCAAGCAACGCCTGAAGCACCCCAACCTTCAAAGGCTACCGTAGCATCAGCCACCTACTCACCGTTAAGCGATGCGCAGGATCGCGTTGGTCGCGTCTGCGGCAGGAAATTGGATGGTGAAGTCGCCAGCAGTTGAAGTCTTGTCGCCACCGAAGTCCAAAACAGCAACCGCAGGGTTTGTACCACCGTTGGCCAAGTAGATCAACGCGCCACGCGCAGTGATCGTGGCAGTCGTCCATGTGGTGTCTGCAAAGTCAATAAACGCTGTGGTGCCTGTCGAGGTAGGAACTTGACTGATAGTCAGCGTGTTGCCACCTGCGGTGTACCCAACGCCAACAACCTCGTCGGACGTGCTGTACGCAGTTGTAGCCGCGCTTAGCGTAGCTGCTGACGTGAACAACGCGATCTTAAATACTTGGGTTGTGCCGGTATCGAAATCAAAATCAGCGCTGAGGATGCCAACTTTGAACGAGGTGCACATTGCTTGTGTGATTGCCATTTCTTACTCCTTAACTTACGGGATTGCGGACTTGCACAGTGCGGTACGTGTCGGTACGCAGCTTACCATCGCCCAAATTCTTCAATAGGCCAATTGCCTGAACGTACAGTTGTTGATACTGCGCCACCAAGTCTTGCTCGCCCTTCATGAAGCGGATAGCCTCAATCAACGCGCCGTTTAAGAGGGCTGAATCAAACTCGGTGCCCAACCATGTATCCCCCGCTGTAACGATGGACTCGGGGTAGTAGCCGTAGTGCAGTTCTGCGCTGTACGACTGGTCAGGTGTGGGGCCAACAATGAACGCAGAAGCGTCAAAAATGGCGTAATACTTGGGGGTTTTGCGAGTGGCAGTCACATCACGTGGGTACGCCTCACGGATGAAGTTCACGTCCTTGTCAATCAAGTAGTGATACTCACCGTCGGACTTGATCACGGCCAGCGAATACACGTACAAGAAGTCAGACGGAATCTGGAGGTACTTGTTGCCCGCCGTCATCGACCCTGTTACGTTCTTGCGGATCGCAGGAATCTGCACCGTGTTGTAAATCTTCTGCTCAGCCTGCTCGGTGAACATAGCCAACTCCTGCGCAGAAAACTCGTTCTCGCAGATGTTTTGAATGTTGGTGCACAACTCGGTGTAGTTCATGAGCTACCTCTTAGGCCATGGGGCCACGGGCCATTTTGCCTTTGGTCTGAGCCTTACCACCACGCACGACGATACCGCTGGTTTTTGGGCCAGCATCATCGCGTTTGTAAATGTTTCCAGCAGACATGTTCACGGTGTCAGCTTTGCTATGGTCTGGGCCACTGCCGGGGTTGCTTGTCAGCTTGACAGGTTTGCCGGACATCGTGTGTGGTGTGGCGTAGACGCTGGCAGCGCCAACTTCTTTGCCCATCATTTTGTGACTGAATTTAGCCATGATTAGCCTCGCTTCTGTGCTGCAATTTTTGCCAAGCCGCGGCCCATTGCTTTCATATCGGCGTTGGTTTTTCCACCGCCGCTTTTGTTGGGTTTGCCACCAGTTTGGATGCCAACCGCAGGGCCACTATTGCCAAGATTTTTACCTTCGGTCTTGCCCTTCTTAGCAATACCATCGGCAGATTTTGTAAAAGCCATTTTGAACTCCTTATGTGATCACAACCGATACTGTACCAACTTGTCCGATCCCAACCAAGTTATTTGGTGTGAGCGCAGAATCAAAACTTTGGGCCATCCCCACAGGGTTCCACCCCCACTGGATGTTTCGACTACCCCCGCCAATCCCCCCATCCGCCAACGTACCAGACTGGTAGTACGTATTATCGTTCCGTGGGTTGCGCAACGCTTGCGGGTCGTCCACCGGATACATGCCCAATTGCAACTGGGGTTGATCAGGTTCCCAACAGTTCGTGCAGACCAGTATGTTGACCTGCTTGGTTTTAACGATCAGCGTGCGCAGTTCGCGCAAACGAAATCGAAATCCACATCGGTCACAGATCGCAATTGCAATCTTGCCGGAGGCAAAACGGTTACCCATCAGCCACCCCCAATGTAGGAGCGACGCGGCACAAACCGGATCGCTGCCTTTTCTCTATCTTCCCCTGCGGCCAAGTCAAACTGCTCGTCGTACGCGGCCTTCAACATCGGGATGCGTGGCGCAAGTTCAGGCACCTTCATGGCAATGTGATAGGCCAGCCCCGCGGTCAGCGCAGGGAGGAATCGGAAATTAGCGTCCGCAGTTTCTACACCAGCCCCAGCGTCTTGTATACGGCGCATGCGCCAGTATTTGAACACGTAGTATGGGTTACCCACGGTACCCTGATCAGGAGTTGGCCAGACGGTGATCTTGGGGTTATCGCGCAGTCGCTGTATCCAAACTTGGATCGGTCGAGCTTGCTGTAACTTGTTTGGGATCGTTGCGTACGTGGATACGCTGATACGCGTGATTGAGAGGTCGGCTTGCGTGGACACATTGCCTGCACCTGTGCGAATGACATGCTCCAGCAAGTCGATGGTGTCCGCAGGAAGGTCGTATGTGTTGATGCCTTGCACGAGGTTGATGAAGCCCTCGTCAATCGTCCACATGTTGATGCCGCGGTTCTGCCACTCGATGGTCATCAGATTCATCGAACGGCGAGCAGTGCGCAGGTCATAACCTGTACGCATCTCGCGGCCAGCCCGCTCCCACGCTTCCTCAGCAATCTCTGTGAATTCAAGGTTGAAATCGGTAGTGCCGGAAGTGGTCATCTGAAGCTCGCTGTCTTTTTGGCGATGGTCTTGGGCTGGGCCACAAACTGTTTGCCCGCCGCCTTACCAGCACGCTTGGCTTTTGTGGTGGCCGCATACTCTGCGGGGCTGAGCGATTTTATCGCCTTCTCCGGCAAATACCGCTCACCTGTTTTTGAAGACGGCTTCCCACTCTTGGTGCGCCACTTCTGGTCGCCCCAGTCTTTGAGGGATTGCTGGGGCGCTTTCATGTCAGTCCCTGTACCCGCCGCCAGCGGCTTTGTACTTCTTAGCCACAAGCTGGGCCTTACGGGCTGACCACTGGCCAGCCCCTGTACCTTGCGTTGCAGCAGCTTTGACTTGGCTCACAATCCGTTTGCGCAGACTTGGCTTGGTGTAGTTGCCAGCAGCATTGACTTTCCCACCAGCAGCGTACTCGGTGAAGTCGGTATTGTCGCGGCGCTGGCGCACCTGCCCATTCTCGGTGAAGTCCGTGTTGTCACGGCGTTTTTTCACCTTGGCTTTGGGCATTTTGTCTGGGTTGATGGCACCCATACCGCGACTGGCTCTCATGTCAGCACTTCCCGCCGCTCTTCATTTTGACCTGAGCGCCTTTGGTCTTGCCTTTTGTAGCGATGCCATCAGCACGCTTAGAGACGGAACCGCCTTTTTTCATACCGGGCATGCGAGGGGCTGAACCGCCGTCGATGTCTTGGGGTACAGGCATACCCTCACGGAACATACCGCTGCCTTTGGGGGCAGGGCGCTTCATGGGGGGCTTGGGCATGCCGGACTTGGGCATACCGGGCTTAGCCATACCGGGTTTGGGACGCTTCATAGGCGCAGAAGCGCCGTCGATGTCTTGTGGGGGCTTACCCATGTCAGCGGTGTAGATGCCGCCGTCATTGAATTTGCGTTTTTTCATCAGCACATCCCACCTTTCTGCATGGCGATCATCTTGCCCTTGGTATGACCCTTGGTCACACAACCGTCAGCGCGAGTGACACTGCCACCCTTTGCCAGCTTGGTCATAGGTTGGCCCTTGTGCATACGGCCTTCGTGTTTGTTCACGGCCTTTTGCATCATACCCTTGTCCATCTTAACGTCTTCGTGTTTCATAGAACCACCTTTTGAAAATTTGCGGCCCTTGTCCGCGTTGGAAAACTCTTTGCCCACGGACTGTGGAACGCCTGCTTTCTTGGCAAACGCTGGGTTGTTTGCCACCGCCGCCATGAAGTTATGCTGTTTCTTGCTAGTTGAGGGCACTGCGCTGCTCCTTCATGAACTCGTCGAGCTTTGCATCAAGACGGTCAAGGCGTTGAATAACCCGGTTCATGTCGTTGTGCATGTCCGACTTGGCCACAAACTTCTCGGCGTTTTCTTCCCGAGTTTTACTCAGCAAGATGCTCAGGCGCTTCACTTCATCGTGAGACACCTTCACCCAAAGCAGCAGCGCCGCTGAAGCAAACGACAAAACGGTATTCCAAACTGGCAAGTCCATCAAATGTACCTGCCTTTTGTCTTGCCGCGCTGAGCGATGCCATCGCCTCGGCTTGAGGTTTTGCTGGTTGAGCCGCCTGACGAAAATTTAGCCGCAGGCTTACTACGCACCGATCCACCACGTTTCATTGCAAAAGCCCCGCCAGCGGGTGACGGAGCCATTGGCATTGCATTGGCTGGGGGAACTGTACCGGGTTGCGGCATTTTTTGCATAGCCGCCATTTGCGCGTTTGGCACTGTATTGGCCTGCGGCATTTTGGTTTGTGGCATTGCAGCCATTTTGTTGGCTTTATCAATTTCAACCTGCTCCATTGGCGCGTTTGACACTGTATTGGCCTGCGGCATTTTGGTTTGTAGCATTTTGGTTTGTGGCATTGCAGCCATTGGACTACGAGGCCTAACTGGGTCGGTTAAATTAGGCTTAAATGGCTTTGGGGCGGACGAACCAGTTTTTTTGGCCAGCATCGCCGCCTTCTCGGCATCTGCCGCAGCGGAGCGTGCTTGACCTTCTTTCGTTACGCTCTTGGCCAGCATCGCCGCCTTCTCGGCATCTGCCGCAGCGGAGCGTGCTTGACCTTCTTTCGTTGCGCTCTTGGCCCTCATAGCGTCCATAGCAGCTTGCTGAGCTTTTTTCATTGGTTTCTCCTTAGCACTTCCATCGCGCCAACGACGCGGCTTTACGAGTAGGCTTACCCTTCTCGTCTTTCATCGGCCCCGGCATACCGCTCATGCGTGCGCAGAACGAGTCCTTACGCTTGCCACCTTCGGGCTGGGGAGCCTTGAGGTTGCTGCCGGTAGCTTTGTTGTACTTGGCACGGCCTTTGGCAGTCAAACCCGCCCCCTTGGAGGCAGGCAGCTTTTCGCCACGACCAATTGCAAGGGAGGGGGTCTTCTTAGCCATAGAACACCGTGATTTTTGCGTTTGCCGGAAGCGTCACGTGGACATCTGTAGTAAACAGAATACCCTCGCCGGGGATTAGCATGTTAATTGGCTGTGTGCCGGTCGCAATGTTAAATTGCAGTCGGGTGGTACCGCCTGAGCCGCCATCACGAAAAATAACATCCCCAGCAGTTCCGCCAGAAATGCAATGGTAGGCTTTAACGCGAGTGCGGCTGGCCACTACGGTTCCCGTGGCTTCGGTGTGTGCTGCTTTGACGTCGGTTTGCATACCCATAATCAATCTCCTTTAAAACAGGGGCCGAAGCCCCGAGGTTGATTAGCTCAGGGCAGCGCCAGTAGCAGTAACCCAAGCGGAACCGGTGCTGATCACCAAGCAATACTCGTCGTCCCCAGCGCCGTTGTCACTGATCAACCGGACTTGCCCAGCATTACCAGCGGCTGCGGCAGGCAGGGCAGCGGTAGCGACTGCGGTCATACCAACAAAATCAGCAACAGTCACGCTGTCTGCTGCAACGGTGTCTGCTGCAATAGAGGTAACCGAAGTGGCTGCGCCCAGTGTAGAGGTGACGGTAACAGCGCCAGTAGTGGCGTTTTTGGTGACGGTTTGAAAGCCGTTTTCAGAACGAACTGGGCCGTTGAACGTGGTGTTTGCCATGATATTTCCTTACATGCAAGTTAGGGCGTATCTGTCTGCATGTCGTCGGCCCGGAGCCGCCAGATACACCGGAAAAGTCCGGGAAAGTAAATGCAATATACCCCAAAAGAAAAGGGAGCACAAGGCTCCCTTTTCACTTTTCCTCAAGCGGATATTAAGCGCCGGGGGAACCGAAGATACCCAGAGGGTCGGACACGCCAAAGCTATAACGCTCACGGGCCTTGTAGCGGCTGTTGCCGGTGTCAAAGTCAGCGTCCATACCATTTTGCAATGGGCTACGGACAAAGTGCTTCAGACCGTTAGGCACGTCAGTCATCAAGAACCAAGCGTTGGTGTCTGTCAGATAGTGGTTGATAGCGTAACCTTCGCGGATAGAACTGTTGTTCTTGATCGCGTTGATGTCGTTATCAGCAGTACCGACGCGCAGTTCGGTTTCCAACAGACGGGTTGCAACGAATTGCAGGCTTGGGGGCACGATCAGTTTCTTAGGCTGAGCAGCGATCAGCAAGCCGCGTTCGTCTGTCCAACCAGCGATCTGAATAACGGCGGCTTCCAAGGAAGTCTCGTTCAGGTCGGCGGCGACAGTAGGACGGTTGCTGTTGGTACCACCAGACACCAGAGGGTGGGCTGTCGAGCACAGAACTTGACCGTCACCGTAGGTGGGGCCACCCGCAAAAGCGGTGTTCAGGATCGAAGCAGCTTTGACCTGCTTGGTGTAAGCCATGGCGCGAGCCAGAGCCTTGGTGTAACGAGCGGACAACGAGTCATACAAGTTGTCTTCGATAGCTTCTTCGGTCAGAGAGAAACCCATCGCAATGGTTTCGTGCACGTAGCGTGCAGTCCATGCTTCTTGCGCGTTGTCGTACGCCAGTGCAGCACCTTCGTTCTTCACGGGTGCGGCGCTGAAGCCGGACAACTTGGTTTCTTCTTCAAAAGAACGCTCAGAGGTTTCGGTCTCGAAAATCTCTTTGTGCTCTTCGCCGTACTTCTTGTACTCCAGACCAAACAAGGCGTTTAGGCCGGGGAGCAGTTCTTTAAGTAGTTGTGCGCGTGAAATAGCCATGATTTAGCTCCTTAAACACCAGTGGTGTTGTTGTACTGGTGAGTGTTGATCTTGACGATCAACTCGACGTAAGCGTCGGCACCGGTAGCGGTTGCGGGCACAACGTCAATCACGCGGATTGGCAGTGTGTTGGTGGTGTTGGTGCTGGTAGACAACACAGCAACACCGGAGTCACCAGTATTCGTGTTACCTGCGTTTTGCACCAAGGCCATGTTGGAGCCAACCACGTCGCGGCTTACAGCAGCGATTACGGTAGTACCCGACACAACTGCCACTTGGAACGCGGCCATTGGATCATCAACGACGTACGCAACCATGTCGGTTTGGCCAGCGGGTGCGTATTGCGCCTGAACTGGTTGACCTTGTGCGTTGGTGTACGAGCAGCCTACGAACACGCCACACGGAGTAGCGGCAGTGGTGCCGGTGTCTTTGTCAACATAACCGTTCACGATCTTAACGGCGTCGCCGAAGAAAGTTGCGGTGTAACCAGATGCCATAGGAATCTGGCGGATTGCGCCTGCGTAGGCCATGCCATCAATACGATTGATGGGTTTTAGACCGTACGGAGCACTGACTGTGGGAAAAGCCATAGTAAATCTCCAAAAAATTAAGTACCGTTGCCAAAACGAGACACCGTAGTTTTGCGCTCGTTGTAGAGCGGCATACGGGGATCATTTTCGCGCATGAGATTGTTGTCAACCGACTTCATCTGGGACGATGCTTGGTTGTTAAACCAAGCGTTACGATCTTTGACGAACTCAGAGGGGGTTTTACAAAGCATCAAACCACCAATCACGATATTGTCTTTGAAGCGGTCGTTTTCGACGCCAGCAACGAAAATTTCGGGGTGGTCAGCAGCCTTGACGGGCTCCCAGCCTTCTTGAAGTTTCAAGGACACGTTCATGGCATCGGCTTCGCCGCGAGTGCTGAGGCGAACCCAGTGGAATTCATAGCCATCCTCCGGGAAAGGAGTTGGCAAGGTCTCGGGACGAGTCCACGATTTCTTGCGGGCCGTTTTTTCACGGGTTTCCAGTTCACGATTAAGTCTGTTCTCAGCCATTTTGTTTCCTCAATTCTATAGCAACCTGTTTGGCGTATTCGTTTAGTGGCACTCCAAGCCTGTTAGCCAGAGCAACTTGTGTACGGGAGAGGGTGATCTTTTTAGGGGCCACACTTCGAGTAGCAGATGCCACGACTGTCGCCCTGCGGCGAGGCTCATCGGTCACTTCCTCCTGTCCGTCATCGCCCTCGAAGGACTCTGGGAACACTTGGCGCATACGAGAGTTGATCTTCTCGTAGTAGTCGTCAGATCGCGGGTTGACGCCCTGTTTGACCAGTTTTTGGTGCAACCCCAGCGCAAAACTGGTCATCTCATCGTCTTCTCCGAACCATTTATTCTTGGCTTGCCAAGTTATGGCGCGGTCATCAACAGACTGTGCTGGGGCGGTTGTTTGAGTTTGTACATCATAACTGTCCTCTTGTAAAGCAGGAAGTTTGAGGTTGTTTACTCGCTCAACTTTCATTTTTGCAGCAGTCAATGCCTCTTGGGCCTCGACTACGGCATCTGCTTCACCAGATTCATACGCTTTTTTGTACTGACTTCTGGCCTTTTCATGCTCTTCAGCAGCCATTTTCTTGGCTGATTCCAGCATCGCTTCTTGGTTCTTGGAGACAGTGCCCTTGAGCTTCTTGTTCTCCTCAGCGATCTGCTGCGCGTAACGCAACGCTTCCTCACGTTCCTTGGCAGCGGCCTCTGCTGCGCGTCGCTGGTCGTGGTAGCCCTTGCTGAAGTGTTGCAGGCGCTTGCGCACCTTCTCGGAATACTCGTCCATCTCCTCGTCGGAAAGCTCCATGGGGGCTTTGGAACGCTTCTTCCCTTGGTCTTCTTCGGGTCGGTCATCGACGACTTCGATGTCAATGTCGTCTTCCTTGGCTTTGGCCTTGGATTTCTCGCGCTTGGCTTCTTCATCCGCAGCGCGTCCCTCGACCTTCAGCGCAAAGCTGCCGTCGTTGTTTTCCACAAAGTCCGCTGTACCCGACTCCTTGTCTGGATCGGGAAACTCAAACTCAACTTTCTGTAGTGCCATGCTTTACTCCTTATCCAGCACGCGAGACGCCACGCGGATCGGCTACGACTGCTTCGATGGAGTCGTCGTTCATCAGGCGGTACTCCACGCCATTCACACTGACACGAGTGCCTGTGTATGACGCAAATACAACGTAATCGCCCACCTTGCACCATGGGCCATTCGGGAAGCGTGTGGGGTCAGAATAGGCTTGTTCGCCCATATCCAACACCAACCCAACCGTAGACAAGATGCGCTCTTCGCGCATAGTCTGTTTGGCCTTGATGATGCCCATCTCACCGATGGTTTCTTCAATTTGCGGCAGCGCCACAAGCAACCGATACCCAACGGGTTTTGGAAGCTGGGCTTCCACTTCTTCGTCAGTCACGGCGGTTTCGACTTGATCAGTCATTGTCTTCTTCTTCCATTTGAGAGCGCGAAAGGTCTTTGGTGGTTTGGATAGCAAGCTGGAGACCCCGAATCCTGCCTGTTACTTCCCGGTATTCGGCGAAGTCTTTAGCTCCTCCGTTTACCAGAAACTGGGTTGCCGAGGAGACATCCTCCTCGTGTTTCATGATGAGCACGTCAAAGACGGTTTTGGCCATGGATTACTCCTTCTTCCCTTGGGGTTTCGGTGTGGCTAACACCTTCAGTGCATCAAGTTTCAGCCGCTGCTGCGCTTGAGATTCTTGTGCCTTGACACGATTGGCCTCCTTGTCGGCCTCGATCTGCACGCGCTCTTTCTCCATGACGAGTTTGGCTGCGGCGATCTCTGCGTCGGTCTGGTCTTTCTGCGCCTTGCGAGTGACCTCCATCTCCTGCACCTTGACCTTGGCCTGCTCCAACTGGAACAGTGGGTCTGCGGCTTGCTGCTGAGCTTGCGCCTGCGCTGCTTGCTGCTTGTGCTGTTCGGCCAACTGTTTGCCCCCGTCGGCGATGAGCTTGGACAGTTGAACTTCCACGTCCTCTGGCAGCGGCTCGTCTGGTGGCGGCAGGGTAACGCCAAGGCGTTCTTCCATCTGCTTGCGGTAGCTGAAGCCCAAGTGCTCGGCGATGTGCGCTTGCAACGAAGCCATGATCTGCTGAGCTTGTGGGTTCTGGCCAATCGTCTGCGCAATCATCGGGTCTTGCATGAACGATGTGTGGGTCGCAATGTGCGCGTCGTGATCTTGGTAGATAAACGCCTTCATCGGCTTGCCCACCAACGCTGACATGTTCTCAGACACTGGGTCACGTGGCTTCTGGTCTTCGCTCGTTGGCACAATCTTGTCGGCGTTCTTGATGCCCAGCACCTCGATCATCTGGCGGTGCAAGTAGGGCAGGTCATAAATCTGCGGAGCAGACTGCGACATCTGGAACACAGCTTGGTACTGCACAACGCGCTGGGCCATCGTGCTGCTGTTGGGGTCGCTGACGGGGATCACGTCCACCATCGCGTAGTCCGACTTGCGAGCTTTGGCCAAGCCAGTCTCTGGCTGGTAGCCGTAGTCCTCGGGCGCTTCTTCGGCGATGATCTTCTTCAAGAGCTTGAACTCTTGCTTCATCGCATAGTGCACTCGGGCTTGTACAGCCGCCATCGGCTTGAGCGTGCGCTCCAGCAATGCCAGCGTGGTACCCACGGGTGCGTTTGCGCTCATGTCCGACACGTTCATGTCACTGATAGCGCCGAGGCGACGGCCTTCTTCAGTGATGCGTTGTAACAACGCAAGCAGTGTTTGTGATGGCTCCTTGTATGGGAGCATCATGATGTTGTCTTTGATCGAACCGCTTGGCACGTCTACGTCGCGGAACTCGCCCGGTGCGATTGGTGTGTCGTCACCCTTTGTACGCATGCCCCGAGTCTTGAGACCACCCGGCAGGTTAGACAGCGTACCGGCATCCACCAACTGGCGGATGATCGAAGTGCCAGCGCGAGCGTAGCCACCGATGATGTGGATGAGGCCCAGACCGTAGAAGCCAAAGCCGGGCACATAGACGTAGTGCACGAAGTGGTCGTCCTTCAAGCGCAGCGGGTCATCTTCTTCCCAGTTACGGCGCACGGCCAACACCTCTTGGGTGCCGCGGTCGATTGTCACGACGTACGGCTTGGGCAGTTGATCTTCCTCGTCGTCCACACCGTCAATCAGCATGTCAACACTGATCTCCAGCAGCGTGTAGCGGTCGTCGCTCTGGATTGTGTAGCCACCCTCCTCAGCCTTTTTCTTCTCCACGTCTGTGGGGAACGACTGGGGGTCACCAAGGTCAATCTCACGATAGAACCCGTTGGCCATCAACTTGTCCATCTCGTTTTTTGTCTTACGCATCACGTGGGTGACGCGCTCGGCGGTCTCAATGTGCGACGCGCCATACGGCACCACAACATCTTCTGCTGGCAGATACACAGAGACTTGACGGCCCAGCAGCGGGTCGAAGTACACCTTCTTGAACGCGCTACCTGCAAGGCCCAGCGAGTACAGCATGCGCTCGTGTTCTGGCCGGTACTCGACCATGCGCTCGGTCAACTGGTAGTTCATGTCGTTCTTGACACGCTCCGCGGCTTCCTCTTTCTCCTTGCTCACCTTGCCAAGAATCTTTGTCTTGACTGGCCCAGCAGCAGGGAATGTCTCGCTCATGGTCTCAGCTTGGAACCGGATCGCAGCTTCTGCCAGCACGGTTGAGTACACGCCACAGGCGTCGTCCCACGGCTCGGTGCGCTCCTCGTACTTGAAGCCCAACACTTCCAGACCCTTGACGAACGTGTCGGCCCAGTCTTTGCGAGATACCATGTCGGCCTCGAACAACTCGATCAACTCGCTGGCCAGTGAGTTCAGCTTGCCCTCGTCGATGTGCTCTGCGAGGTTGACTTCAAAGTCAGACTCGCCGCCTTCACCAATCTCGATCTCGCCCATGATGATCTCTGCACCCCCGTCTGGCAACATGTTGACCGTGGACTCCTCGTCCATCTCGATCTCAATACCGTCGCCCAAACTCTCCAGACCTTGCGGCGCGGAGTACAAGCCCTTACCCATTGAATCTGCTGCTGCCATGATTTGTCCTTAGTAGTATCCGCCCTTGCGGGACTTGAAATATCGAATCTCATCCGGCTCGTCAGAAGGCAATCGGATGAAACCTCCTTGGCGAAATCGCATCAGTGCCATCACCGTGGAGTCCACCAAGTCATCATTGCTCATGAACGGAAATCCTGCGATCTCCTCCACAACTTCCTCGGCCCAACGTGTATCAGGCACCCAGCACAGGCCAGAGCGGATGATGTCCGCCACAGAGTTTAACCGTGCCAGCTTGTCTCCGCTACCTCTGTGCGGGGTGAACTCTCCCACAGGAATACCGGTGCGGCGCATCTCTTGGTACAACTGAGTGCCCGCGGACTTCTTCTCCACGATGAACGCATCAGGCTCCCACTCTTTGTACTCAGCATACGCAAGCTCTTTGAGTTCTGGAAACTCCAGCCGCTTCTTGATTGAGTTGAGCAGGATGATGTTGTATGCACCCTCCTCGTCATTCATGAACACGCCCCATGTGGTCAGGGCGGTAAAGTCAGCGCGGTTGTGGCTCTCAGCCGCCGCGTCCAAACTCATGATCACGTACTCGCAATTCGGCGGGTCTTCCTTCTCCCACAGCTTCCACCAGTCGCGCTTGACGACCGACGCTTCTTCTGCGGTGGGGTTCTGCTGGTACTGCGCGTTCCACTGGAACGTGGGCATCGACGCCTTGGTTCGCAGCAGCGCCTTCATGTCGAAGAACTCTGGCCACAACGGCTTTTGGATGAGCGTGCCGTCCGCCTGCTCGGCGTCCACGATGGCCGGGAACTCGATCACCTCGTACTGATCAGAACCCTCGTTCATCCGCATGTCAGTGGTGACGCGCCCAGTCAGGTCGTTTTGGTGCCATCGTGTTTGAACAATGGCGACCCGTCCTCCCGGCATAAGACGAGTACGAGCACCGTATGTGAACCACTCGTACGCTTTGTCAAACACGTCAAAGTTTCCGTTGATGATGTCCTGTTCGTTGTGGGGGTCATCCACAAGAAGCAAGTCAGCGCCACGGCCAGCCAA